ACGCGCCAAAGCCTGGACCAGAGTGTGACATGAAGGAGGAATTAAGATAATGGCACACCAATGCGACCGTTGTGGCTATGAACCTAAAAACTTTGGGCTAGGTCTCGAATTGATTCAAGGAGGCTTATTCAAAACTAATATTAAATTATGCGTTAGCTGTTTTGGTTTTGTTCATAAAGTAATTGGCATGATGGTAAGAAAAAGGCACATGCCTAAGTCATACCACACCATGGCAAAACGCATAATAAAATTTGAAAAGAAAGGGGTATATGATGAAAAAACGCTTGACCCGCAAGTACGTGAAAAAGTACTGGACCTTATCGCAAGATCAAACAGCACTAAACCAAGGGGAAAAGCGCGTCCTAACAAAAAACATAGGTAAGGTCGAAAGCAAAGCAATAAGTTATATGCTTAAGGATAGCAACATCAACCTTATTTTTTAACTGGGGGAATAATGGCAAATAGACTTTTTAAGGGTACAACAGAAGAAGGCTACCGCGTTTATTACGTGCCTTGTGTTAAGCGGTACGAATTTACAAAACTTGACGAACGCGGCAACGAAGTCCCTTTTAAGTTCGCCAAAGAATGGAAGGAGCCTAGTCATGGACAACAAAGAAAACATGACACCAAAAGAAAGAAGCCTAGCGAACCTAAAACCACCATGGCCGAAAGGACAGTCAGGGAACAAGAAGGGCAGAAAAAAAGGAGCTTATGGGTTTAAAAACCGATTAATTAAAATGCTTGAAAGCAAGAACCCTGAAAAGTTTGAAAAGCAAACAGGCTTTAAGTTCGGGGACAAAACAAAAGCACGATTGGAAAAAGTAAAAATAATAGACGCGTTCTTCGGGCGTATAATCATGGATGCATTGAACGGTGACAAAGATGCACAGAACAAACTTTTAATTATGCTGCCTGAACTAAAAGAAGAAACGCTCAACTTAAACATTGGCGGCCAGGAAGAAGGCGAACCAGTAAAGGTGCAATCAGGCTATGACGAAGAATACACAGAACAAGTCCTCGGTGTCCTTGAAAGAGCGGGTTACATTGTACCCGGAATTGAAAAGGATAGTAGTACCGAAGCTAAATAAATACATACCGCATAAACCAACACCGCAGCAAGCCGCTTTTCTTCTTTTGGAATGTAAAGAGGCTTTGTATGGTGGTGCCGCCGGTGGTGGTAAATCAAACGCACTGTTAAGTGCTGCATTGCAGCATGTAGATGTGCCTGAATATTCAGCAATACTTTTTAGACGTACCTTTGCCGACTTAGCTTTGCCAGGTGCTTTGATGGATAGGGCCGAAGAATGGCTTAAGGGTACTGACGCAAGATGGAACGAAAAAAAGAAACAATGGAAATTCCCGTCCGGTGCGCGCTTAACGTTTGGTTATATGGAACACGAAAAAGACCGCTATCGTTATCAATCTTCAGAGTTCCAGTTTGTTGGATTCGATGAACTAACACAGTTTACCAAATTGCAATATACTTACATGTTCAGTCGCTTAAGAAGGCTTAAAGATAGTAAAGTCAGATTGCGCATGCGCGCTGCATCTAATCCAGGCGGCGAGGGGCACGATTGGGTTAAGCATCGTTATTTTACAGAAGGGCCAAAGAAAAAGCGTTTCTTCATACCTGCCAAGCTTGCAGATAATCCGCATCTTGACCGCGAGGAATACATAGAATCATTGAACGAACTTGACGCCATAACAAGGCAACAATTACTTGACGGCGATTGGTCGGCAAAACATGGGGGCAGTAAGTTTAAAAAAGAATGGTTCGAAATTGTAGAAGCTGCACCAACCAACCTAAGAATTGTTAGGTCTTGGGATTTGGCAGCAACCGAAAAGAAAAAAGGCAAAGACCCTTGTAATACCGCAGGCGTAAAAATGGGTGTAACGCCAAAAGGCATTTATTACATTATGGATTGCAGGGCAGGGCAATGGTCACCACTTAACACAGAAAACACAATCAAGCAAACTGCGCAACTTGACGGTAAGCGAGTGCCGATTTACATTGAAGAAGAAGGCGGCAGCGGCGGCAAAATTACAATTGATCATTACGTTAGGGAAGTGCTAGCCGGTTGGACTTGTTATGGTGAAAGACCAGGCGCAGCAAAAGAAGAACGATGCAATCCATTCTCGTCGCAATGCCAAGCTGGTAACGTTAAAATTGTGCGTGGTGCATGGAATGAACCATACTTAGACGAACTCGAAGGGTTCCCGAACGGTAAGAAAGACAGAGTCGATGCATCAAGCTTGTGTTTTAAGAAATTAACAGACAACCCCCACCTTATTGCAATGGTTTAAAAAACTGTGCAATAGATATTGACAAAAACCCCGTTTAATGAGAGAACTAATAAAAATTAAGCGGGGGTTGGTTAATTGAAAAAATTCATTTCTAAGACGTTTAATTCAATCCGCAGTTTCTTTGCTAAAGCAATCGGAGTAACTACCTTTTCCGCTGTTTCTTTGCTTGGCACAATCACCCATAAATTTACTGATTATAAATCGTATCAAGATGCACTTAAAAGAATTTCGGCGGTGTATAGATCATGCGACGTCATTGGCAAGTTTTTCATTAAAACAAAATGGAACATAGTTGATGCGAAAAACAAACCAATACAGGGTGGTGAAGGGGTAAGGAAAGTAATTGAAATTTTACGCAACCCCAACCCATACATGCGGATGGCTTACTTCAAAGCATTAGTTGTATTTGATTTGTTGCTTACTGGTAATGCATACATTGCCAAGGATCAAATGAACGCCAAGGGACAACCGCTTCACATATTCCGCTTATACCCGCACTATATGGGAATCAAGTCGGATCGTAACGCCAAGATTGCTTATTATGAGTACCGCTTGCCAGGTCAAGAATTGATCAGGTTTGAACCCGAAGAAATAATTCATATAAAATTTAATCCAAACGTCCAGAATGAAAACTTCGGACTCGGTGTAATGGAAGCAAACGAGGATCTATATAGCTATTCAATTGAGCTTGCTGGGCATCGTCGCAACTTTATTAAAAACGGCGCCGTACCTTCTGGGATTCTATCAACAGAACAAGCGCCACCGGATGAAGAAATAAAACGCCTTCGCAAGTATTGGGACAAAGGATTCACCGGCAGCAAGAATGCAGGCAAGACACCAATTCTTATTGCTGGTACTAAATACCAACAAGTCGGCTTAAGTTCTGATCAACTGCAATACCTGGAAGACAAGAAGTTCAACCTTACTGAAATTTTTATGATGTTTGGCGTCCCGCCAATCTTTACCGGGTTTGATCCTGAAAAGATCAAGTACGACAACGCACTTGAACAACGTAAAATTTTTATGGAAGGTGTTATTCAGCCATTACTTGACTTGTTTGATGAAGCAATGACCGAAGAATTGGTTAAGGCCTTTTTGCCTGAAGCTGCGCTTAAGCATAAAGATGTTACCGGCATTAAATCACCGGACGTCATTCACAAATCAGTTGAACGCGGTATTATTACACTTAACGAAGCACGCGAAGAGCTGGGCTTTGAACGCAACGAAACAAAGCCGGAGCTTAATATGCATTATATTCCAATGAATTGGATACCAGTTGAAGCAGTGGGCGGGTTAAGCGATCCGGCATTGCTTGCGCCAGGTGGTAAGCCACCGGTGGAAGAAGAAGGGGAAGAAAAAAAGTCCATAACACCAACCCCCCCGGTTAAAAGTATGGAAAAGTACGTTCCCAACGGAACGCCCCGCAAGAAGACGTGGCGCGACAAAGCCGGTAACGGCTGGGCGTCAGTTCCACCGGCTGGCATATGGAGTCGAAAAGATTTTTCAGACAACGAAACTATAGCACGCATTCAACGCGACTTTTTACGCATTGGTAGGCAATCACAAATTTATAAGCTGCCGCAAACAATAAACACGGCAACTGCTTTTTTGAATACACAAGTCGAACGCATAGCGGCTAACATGGAAAACCTTAAGGCGTTTGACAGCATCATGAAAAAAAGCGCCGGTGATCCTGAAGACTTGGTTAATAGCGTGTTCAATTCAGAATTAGAAGACGCACTATTGAAACAGAACTTTGCAGGTACTTGGCAATCATTAGCAGACAAAGGCTTTGATGATACAGCGACTATATTAACCTTTGAGGTTGGCATTGAAGAAGCAAGGGCAGAAATTGCGGAACGTGTTAACTTGATGCGTGAAACTGGACCACGCATTAACGATACAACCAAGACCAAGCTAAGCAACATCATTGTTGATGGCTTAATAGAAGGCGAAACGCAAGCAGAAATTGCAAAGCGTATACAAAAAGAAATGAGCGACTTTAATTCGGCACGGCCATTAAGAATTGCACGCAATGAAGTTGCGGAAGCATATAGGCAAGGAGCGCGCGTTGGTATGCGTCAAAGCCAAGTTATAACGCACATTAGGGTTGTTGGTTGTGAAGCGCGGGAACCAGGAAGCCCGACTTACCGTGGTGAAAGTACTTGCAATATTGATAACGTGCCTATTGAGGACATAGATCAATTGCAATATCATGTTAATCATTCAGGCATGGAAGTGCCTAGCAAATTTGTTGCGGAAGTATAGGGGGATACCATGAAACATAAAACAGGTGCAATCAAAAAGTTTTCTACAACGTTCTTACCACAGGTCAAGAATGCTACACCGGTTGAAGAACACGGGCGCATTGTTGATTATTTGGACGTTGAAACGGAAGGGTACGCATCTACTTTTGCAAAGGTAACGCCTGAAGACCGTTACGGTGATTATATCCTCCCCGGTGCTTTTTCTGATACATTGGAAACGTATAACAAAAACCCTATTGTATTAAAGGATCATGTTAACAGCACCGATGCAGCAGCAGCCCGGTCACTGCTTCACTTTGAAGATGAACGCGGTTTATTTGTTCGCAACAAAGTAAGCAACGCACCCGGATTGCGTGACTTGCGTTTTAAACTTGCCGAAGGTGTTATTAATGCGTATTCGATTGGTGGATTCTTTTATTACCTTGAAGATATGCGCGGCATATATAAAATAGAATTGTTTGAATATTCGTTTGTTGGTGTACCAGCAAACCCAGACGCATTATTTAATGTGCGTACGCTTAACCTTGTGGAACTTAAGCACTTGATCAACATTACCCCGAAAAATGACCTTGAAAATATAGGCCAGATTATCAAGAGCGGTAATGTTGTGGACGCTAAGAACCTCAAAACAGCGGACCGCATAATTACAAAGGCACTAGGTAAAGAACCGGTGCAGGAAAAAAAGGCACCGCTTAAACGTGGTTTAAACGTTGGCGGGCTTAAAATTATTGGAGGCTGATCATGGAAAAAATGCTTAAGTTTTTAAACGCCATCAAAGATGGCAAGTCCTATGACGAAGCTTTAACCGAAGCAGGCGTTACGGAAGAAGAAGCCAAAGGCTTTTTTGCAGAAAAGAACATCTCGGTCGCTGATCTTTCAAAAGAGGTTGCTGAAAAAGTGGCCGAAACTTTGGAAGCTAAAGGCGCAGGTGATGGCGACGGCGACGGTGATTCAAAACCGGAACCAGTTGCATTGACACAGGTTGAACTTAAAAACTTCTTGTTTGATTTCAAACGTGAAGTTACCAAGTCAATTGAAGGCGTTGCAGAAGCAACTCGCAAAGCTTCAAAAATGTCGCATGGTTCAGGCAATATTTTTGATGGCAAAGGCGCTGAAGGTGGCATTCCAGGCGTTCAAATGGGACACACCCGCAAGTACAAGGATTTGGTACAAGGCGAAAAAGACCTTGTTGATTTCCTTAAGGGTGGCGTTGGTGGCAAGCTTGACCTTAACGCTGACATTTCTTTGGAAGATTCCAAAGACATCGTTGATTATCGTTTCAAAAAAGGCGTACGCGGCAAGGCGATTGCTGGTAGTTTTGGTCGCAAAGCTATTGAGGCCGGTTCGCATGATTGGAACCCGACCGATTTAGCATCAATGCTGTTGGTTCGCTTGGGTGAAGTTAGCAACATTGCTAACACTATCCCAACTATCGAGATCAAACGCGGTACAGCAATGGAAGTACCACTATTGACAACTCGACCAACATTGTACTTGATGAACACCGAAACTGCGTCGCCTACTGCTTCAGCAATCGGAAGTGGTAAAATGACGTTAACTGCAAAATTGCTTAAAGCTTTGGTTGAGTGGACAGATGTAGCG